TCGCCTGTTCCTGTAATATCTGATGTAAAAGCTGGCGAAATCTTTGAACCATCTATCGCTGCGGTTGAAACCACTTTTGAATTATCAATACAACCACTAGCTAATCTAGAACCGCCTATAGTTCCAGCAGCTATATCACCATTTACAATAGTTCCGTCTGCTATTTTGGCCGAAGTTACAACTCCATTATCAATAGTAAAAGTTGCACCGCTATTACTGACAGTAATATCGCCTTTGTCTCCATCATCTATGCCACCACCAGATATTTCAGCTACCGATCCATCATCTTTCTTTGTAAATAATTTACCTTCATCTGTTCTTACCGCAACTTCTCCTACAGCTAAATCACTAGCTTGTGGATCACTACCGCTTCCTCTTTTTAATTTTATTGTGTTCGCCATAAGCCATACCTCCTAAAAAATATTATTAAGAGTATGACCCGCCATCTATTTCATAACCACTTGCTGACTCATCAGAAATGTACGTGATGACATCTGACAAAGCCACTTGCTTCATAGTCCCCGCATCATTTAAAACTACTCGATCAGCAGACGCCAAAGTTGTTGATGTAGCAGAAGTATTACCATCTATGATATTCAGTTCTGTAGTCGTTATGGTTGCTCCATCTAGAATTTGAACCTCAGTGCCTGTCAAGTCAGCAAGTGCAGAGGCTGTTCCAGATGCCATTGTTGCCAACTCTGTAAGTTCAGAATCTAAAGGTTGCTTATTATTAAGCTGAGTTTGAATATTTGAGGTAACGCCATCTGTATGATTTAGTTCAGTTGTTGTGGCAGTAACACCATCTAATTTATTTATTTCAGTGGTGCTTGCAGTAACCCCATCTAATTTGTTTATCTCTGTTGTAGAGGCAGTGACTCCATCAAGAATATTTATTTCAGATGTAGAGGCAGTAACGCCATCTAATTTATTAAGTTCAGCCGTTGTAACTGTTGCTCCATCTAATATCTGCACTTCTGTTTCTGTTAAAGCAGCAAGAGCAGCTGAGGCTCCTGACTGGCAACCAGAAAGGTTATCTAAGTCAGCGTCATAAGCTTGAACTTGTGAACCGATAGTTAAACCTAAACTTGATCTTGCTGTAGCTCCAGATTCAAGAACAAAGGTTGAACCATTACCAACAATGATTCCTCCATCAGTTGTATTAAGAGCAGCAATAGCATCAAGTTTGGCACTATGAGCCATTACGTCTGATCCTATGGCTACACCAAGATTTGTCCTCGCTGAGCTGCTAGAAGTTCCACCTGTACCCCCATCAGATATGGCTAAAGTTCCTGTGATAGAACTAGCATCTAACTTAAGAGCCAGTTCAGTTGATTCAATAACAAGACCTCCGTTTGCTTTGAGGTCAACAGAAAGTTCTGAACCTGATTTATCAAGTCCATCACCAGCGGTTACGTCACCACTTGAACTAAATTGTGAGAAAGCAAGTGAGTTAGTCCCAACAACAGCAGATCCCTTGTCAGTAGTGCATACAAAGCCTTTATCACCATTGGCACTTCCAGCTTCAACAAATACAAATGCCCCTGCCGCATCAGCACCCGCAGCTAAGTCATCAGTCCTTACCCATGAGCCAGCCTTGCAAAGATACAGTCCGTTCTGGGAGCCAGTACTTTGGTTTTTGACCAATACTCTTTCATCAGCAGAAACAGAAACACCATCAATAGTTTGTGTTCCAGATAAAGTAATATTCGCAGTAGTGGCGGCTTGGACGCTTTGTTTGACATCTAAACCCTGTGCAACTCCGTCAACATACGACTTACTGGCCGCATCACCATCAGCACTAGGGGTAGCTAAGTTTGTTATCTTTTGGCTATTTAATGAAACTGATCCAGTAGGAGCAGCCATCTGATCTAATCTATTTGTCCTAACTCCACTATCGAAATCTGAAATTTTCGAGTGTCCAAGCGAAGGAACGTCTGCGGCTACCATTGAACGGAATGTTGCAGCCCCATTACTTCCATTTGGTGCGGCAAGAAACGTGTTCTGTGTTCTGCTAGTTGTTAAATCAACAAAACTACCAGAGCCACCTATAGCCTCAATACTTGTAGCAGATCCTCCAGCTCCACCTGTACCAATACCAATAAATAGTTTTTTACTACCTTCAGCAAACGCTAGTTCTGCATTTTCTAAACTAGCTGGTGCTGATGATCCTGTGGATCTTTTAATTCTAATTGTGTTGGCCATAGTTAATTAGCTCTAGAAATTTCCCCCATCTACGAGGTTTTCGACAGTGCGGGTTGCATCTAGTCTAAGTGTATCAGAACTTTGCTGATAGTACATAATAGAATTATTTACTTTACTAGCATGATTTAGTGTTATATCAAAGCCTTCTCCTTGTGGGCCTTGCGGCCCTGCTGTTTTTACAGTTACAACTCTTGTCTCACCATTAACAGTGACAGTGTTTTTATTTTGGGTGATGTTGATGTTACTCATGAAATAGTTGTATAGCCCTCACTTACGAATATATTACCCTCTAAATAATATTCCCGCTGGCCAGCACCATTTAAAATTAAAACATCATAAGATAATTCATTGGGTGTAAATTGTCTTGTTTGATTATGGGTAAGGCTCATTGTAAATTCACCATTTGTCCTATTTGTATAAGCAATCGTAAAATCTGCATATTTTCCTGTCCTTTCTTTGTCCCACACTTGGGCAGCAATGGTGAAGCCGCTTAAATTTACAGCTTGATCGTTACTATCAGTAATTCTTATTGATTCAGTATGATCTGATCTTCTTTGAACAGTAAAATCATAAGTTCCAGCTATTATTGCCATTAGATTGCCTCTTCTGGTGTGTTACCTTCTGCTACCCAAAGTAAATATTCTTGATAATCCTCATTATCAGAAGCAACTGGTATTATTCTTGGCAACCAATCACCAAGATAAGGTTGAACAGAAACAACAGTGCCTGTTTTTGAATCTTTATAGGTTCTGTATTTTGTGATTTTTGTTGACATAATTACATTTCAGCATAAAAGGCGATAAAACCGCCAGATTGGTCAATAGTTAAACAAGCAACTTCACCTTTTTCGGTTATAGAACTGCTTTCAGTTACACCTTGTGCTTGCAAACAAGTAAATTTTGTATCGGCTCTAAATAGTGATAAATTCGGAACACTTCTATCTCTAGGTTCAATATCAAGATCACCTAAAGCACTATATTCTAAAGTTGGAGTCGTTCTTTTTGGCACTCTATGGTGATAAAAATAAAAATTTTCATCTTCACTATTATAAAAACCCATTATTCCGCTACTCATTGCTCCGCCAGCGTAATCTAATCTTTCATAATATCTTTGGCAATATTCAAGTGTCTTTTGAAATGAACAGCGTTCAAAATCAGTAGCTACAGGACTTATTTCAAACTGACAGCCAGTAATAAACCAAGTAGCACCAGCGTGTTCTGGTAAATAAATATGGTCAGGTGGTGTTCTTTTAGTTGTGCTTGTAGTCCATTCGTTTAATGTGCCTGTTTCTGTGTCAGATGAATAACCTAAACCCCATTCGATTCGTAAACCAGCGTTTTGTGGGTCAGATGTATTTCTTCCGCCAGTTGTGGGTCCAGTTAACGTAATAGCTTTTCTTTCCCAAGTATTTGCAGAACTTATTGTATAACTTGTCCAATAATGATAATTAGTGTCACTAGCTCCGTACCATTGAACAAGTAGTGGATAAGTGCCTGTTTGACTTCCTTTAACATAAAAAGATAAAGTACAAGTTTTTGCTCCACTGAATCCCCATCTTAAATTTGCTACATTTTGCCTTTCCATCATGTAATAGAACTGATTATTTACGTCACCTGATGATGGTTGAGATTGAGTTGTAGTTACTAATATTTTTGATGAGTTTGTGAAACCTAAACCACTTGGCACATCAGTAGATTGACCATGAGACCATCTACCTGTTCCATTATCAATATCTGTCTTAAATCTATCAACGCTACGATAACCAACAGTTGTGTCAACTACAACTTGTGCAGTACCTCTTTGGGCTACTTCATGTCCACCATTTATAATAAAATTTTTGTTGCCTAAATTATTAGTGAGATTAGCTGTACAACTTCCATCAGAATTATTAATAGTGATAGCTGCTGTACTAGCTCCTACACCTTTAACAGAATTTACTTTGATTTCAGACATTAATTAATTTCCTCTGCTGTGTTAGTTTTAGCCCATTCTAGGTAAAGTTGGTAGTCAGAATTTTCAGCTACTTTGGGTATGTAATAATCCTGACCAGAACCATCTGTACCAATAATAACTTGGTATTTTTGTCCGTATAGCTCTTGGTTTGTAATGCGATAGTTTTTCATAATTCAGCAGAAAATTGTATGTTGGAAGTAGTATTATTATTAGACTCTAGAAAATATGGTCTATGTGCTGTTAGACCCGATGAACAACCTGCAATAATTTGACCATGGTTTTTAGTGCAAGTATTGGTTTCAAGAGATATACTTGTAACTGCTTGACCCGCTTGAGCCGAACTAATACTTAAATTACCTGAACTAGTGAAAGTAGGTACTGTTCTCATCTGTACTGGAAATTCTACACGCATTGCAGAATTAGTAGCATTAATTGATACACCCATTGCATATCTAGCAAAAGGTGCACCATCAGCACCAAAATGCAAAAAATATCTTTGGCATTTAGCTAAAGTGTCTCCATAACTTAAATGCTCAAATGCAGTAGCAACTGTGCCTTTTTCAAGTTGAAAACCTGTTACTTTATCTCCTACCGCTAAATTAAATTGAAACTGCAAACAGGCATTACTACCACCAACTGTGCCACTCAAGGTAAAAGTTTTCTCAACTCTTGTCCAATCTGTAGTTGTATTAAATGTAACTCCTGATGCTCTAGTTACTGAGCCCGTTCCACCTGCGTTATCTCTTGTAGATATTGCTATTGATACACCACTTCTAGCTGATGTACTTTTTATGTAAAAAGATAATGTTAATGATTCACCATTAACAAATGGTGCATCTGAGCCAGTTTTAAGTAGTTCTACATTTGACCCAATAGTACATTCAGCATCTAAATTATTATGGGTTGAATATATAAAACCAGAGGGTGCGTCAGTTGATTGTCCAACAGTACCAGAGCTAGAACTTGGAGAGTATAACCAAAATCTATCAGTAGCATATTGAAAATTATCTAAAGTATTACCGCTACCAGACACACTTGTAGTTCTTTGCCAAACAATATGAGCACCATTAATTAATAAATTTCTATTACTGAAAGCACTTCCATTTGCACCTGTTATAGCTTGTAAACTATCGTTTGAGTCTTTAGTTGTAATAAGTCCATCAGCATCAGTGCTTGGAAGTTTTAGAGTTCTATCTGATGAAGGGTTCGTGTCTGGTGCGGATATTGAAACAGCGTTACCGCCAGAATGTTTTAACTTAATTGAACTCATGCAGCCTCCAATGCAGCGACTTTAGTTTCTAATGTTTCTATTTTACCTACTGCTTCCTGTAGTGCAGCGGTAAGTAACGGAACTAATTTACTTTGATCTATTGCTTGATAAACAGGATTATTGGCTGAATCAACTTCATCTTTTTCTCCTGTAACTGCTTCTGGTACTGCTGTGACTTCATGGGCAAAGAAACCATCAACAGTTGTGCTTGCATCAGTTTTCCAATTAAATCTATATGGCTTTAATGTTTTTAATCTTGTTATGCCATCAGAAATTGCTACGGCATTTTCTTTTAATCTATAGTCGGAAGAAGTGTTATAACCAGTTGAACTTCCACTTGTATTAATAAAACCAACTCTACCATTTGGGTTGAAAAAACTAAGTCTTGATTGACCACCAGTGCTGTTTCCTGTTATAGCTAGACCAGCTGCACCTCCTGCACTTATCTGAACTCTTGCTGCGCTTACAGTGTCAAATGTAGAAGTTGCTCCAACAATAAATTTTCCGTCACTGATAAATCTAGCTCGTTCATTTGTACCTGTGTAAAATGCTATCAGTTGATTTGTTCCGTCAAATTGAATACCTGATCTCACCTGACCATCAGATCCACCATTATAGCTATATACAAAAGGGTTATCATTACTATATTTTATATCATTTGTTAAATTTAATTGTCCATTTGAATCTATTGTTGCTCTAGTTATTCCACCTGTATTTATATTTACAATATCAGTTCCAAAAGATAAACCAGTGTTTGAGTCTGTCCCTGCCAATACTGGTGCTGAAGCTGATCCATCAACCCCAGAAATACCAGTTGTTCCGTTGATTTCTAATGCCATGTCTATAAGATAACAAGGATTGCGCCACTTGGCACAGTTAAAGTGACACCACTATTTATAACAGGGCTAATAGTCATTGCATTTTTATTGGCAGAAATTTCGTAATTAGTTGTCATGTTTTGATCTGTTTCTACAAAAACTTGGTCAGTACCGCCTCCAACAGTTCCAGAACCACCTATTTCACCCCAGCCTGTGCTTTTATAACCTTCAAACTGGTTAAGCTGATTGTTGTATCTCAACATACCAACAGCGGGTGTTCCGTCCCTCTGTGATGTATTTCCTACAGGAATATTCAAAGAATTTGTATAGTTATGAATAACTTTCGCTGTAAATGTAGAGCCAGCAAGTGTGGCATAACCAAAGTTTGTTAAACTTACATCACCAAGAGTGACAAATGCACTATTAGCACCATTTCTTATTTTTAATAAGTTTGTATCACTATCAATATGTGGCTGAAAAGCAGCTAAATTTTCAGCACCACTAGGATCGCCAGAACCAGAATTTAGAGTTCTGACAGCTTGAAATATATCTTTCATTGCTGCTCTTACCTGAGCGCCAGTACCATTGTCGGGGTGATAATTGTTTCCAGTCTCTTTTGGGGCAGAACCTGTATTGGTCGGTCTAGTCATTTATTAAGCACCTTTACCAAATCCTACCACTGAAAAGTTAAAATTTCTATCTATTACTGCATTTGAAGAGTCTTTAAAAGTTACACGAAAGCCTGTTGAGGTGATGTTTGTAACTTGAAAAAAATCACCACTGGTTATGTTATCTGTTGCTGTTATTCCTATTGATGGCTTATTACTATCAACACCCAATAAAGTTGATGTTCCTACAAAAAATGGTTTATCAAATGTGATGTCTTTAGCCGCTGGGTTGTTACTGTCGTCAACACTTCTTGCAGAACCTTGCTCTGATCTTCTTTGGAAAGTTGCAGTGTAGCCTAATTCTTTGACTTGAATGTTTTGTGCAATATCTGTGGTAGATAGCTTTAATTTAAATTTCAAACCTCTGGCTTTATATGTTCCATTTACAAAAGTGTTAAATGTCTTGCCACTAAAATCTGAGTCTGCATAATTTGTACCACTAGGAGCAGAGGTAGTAGTGGCAACTAAAAGTTCAGCATTAACATTGTTTGCCTCTGAGCCATCAAAGTCGTCCCATGTGTCAATAAGAGCAGTTCTAGAATCAAATAAGTCATTAGGATAGTAACCTTCTGTAAAAAGATGTCTTTTTAAATCAACACTAAAAACACCGCCTAAATCTAAAATATCCTTAAATTCATATTCTCCTGTTGCATTAGCACTAGGGTCTGTAAGTTTTAAACAATTTAAAGAATCATCACGAACAACATTTGTTTTATTGCCTTGAAATTTTGGAGTGTCATTTTCTTCTCTTCTTGTTTGGACTAAAAGACTACCAAGAGTGTCGGGAAGATCCAAAAGAATTGAACTACTCGCTGCACTTAGATTTCCTGTATCGTCCTCGAAGCGAATTAAATATTCACCCTCAATGTAGGGAACCACAACTTGTGTGCTATTTCCAGAAAGTTTATCAATATCTGTAGCATTTTCAAAAACAGCAGTGCCGTCAGCTTTTGGAGAATGTCTAATACGACAGAACCCCCCATGAGTCACATCTGCTTCCGTAGATTGATCCCAACGCAATCTAATTAGCTTTTCATTTACAGGTTCCATGCGTAAATTTGTCACGTTTGCTGGCTTTGCTGTTTTGCCTTGTGCTTGGAAATTAGTCTCTACGGGAACATTTGATGGCCTTCTTATGGCACTTAAACTGAAAACTCTTATTTCATAAAGTCCAGCATTAGAATTTAAAATTTCAAAACTTGTTCTAGTGACTGTTGTATTTACAAAGTTGCCATCTTCAAATCTATATTGAACTCGATATTCATTAACACCAGCTACTTGTTTCCATGTAATAAAAATTTTACTTACTGCTCTGTTATTAACAACAACAATTCTTTCTTCAACATTAAGGTTGGTAGGTGGGTCTTTAAGTTCTGTAAGAGTAGTGATTGATTTATCTTCTAATGGTTCATCTTTTTCGACAAAATCATATTTACCATTGTCATGAAAAACAGCAGTAATTTGATATGTCAAAGCTTGAACTTCAGTTACACTTATAACTCTGAATGTTTGTGTTTCAACGCTATCATTTTCTAAAACCCAAATTGAACCAGAATTAGGAACTTGAGGTAAAGGGTCACCGCCTAATTGAATCACTCCATTGATAATGTCGCCATTAATGGGTCTTTGATCTACTGAACCATCAGGCAATATAACAGATAATTTCGCATTATTAGAAGAAGTTAAATCTGTTGCGGAAGAAAAATCATCAACAGTTATGGTGCTTGCAGTTGCAGCTTTAATTCTGCCACCTCTTCTTTCTCCACTTCTTACAGGATCAGCAATTTTTATAACAGCACCAACTCTTACTAATGTTCCAGCCTCAATCGTAGTTGTAAAATTAACAATCTCACCCTCATTTGCCTGTGTGTACAGAAACCAGCGACCTAATCTTTGGGCTTGAGTTCTTGAAGTTATTGCAAATGCCTTAATATTTTTAACAACAAATCCATATTTATCAGGTGGATATATTTCATCTTCAACAGTTTCATAGTCAAATTCTTGATTATTCATATCAAAAAATTGCACATTCACAACAGTGTATTTAATACTTTTAGATTGATTTTGATAATTAAAACCAGCTTCAGTGACGTTTGCATAAGTAAATAAATAGCTTGGATCTGTTGGTCTATCTTGAGTTAAAGTTATTGTTCCAGCAGCGTAAAAAGCAGTAGCTCTCATTGTGCTACAAAGTTCACCAATTAATTTATATGAATCGATCTGATTTTGAATTACAGCATTACAGCTAAAACGTGGGGCAAGATTTCTTCCTTCGTTATCAAGTATTAATTCAGAGTTATATACAGAAGCTGAATAAAACGCAAATTTATCAAGCATACTTTCCGTAATATGATCCCCAAATCCAAAGCGTTCCTCTGTGAGCAAATCGTAAAGCACCCATGCTGGGTCGTTACAATAAACCCTTGTTGAATTTAGAGAGCCATTAAAAACACCACTGAAAGATAAGCTTCCATCAGATCTCACAGACGCATTATGAGGAATTTTTATCTTTCTGCCCCTTATACGGAACATGACATTTGGCGTTTGTGGGAACTGTTCAGCATCAACTCTTATTGCTACATGAGCAGTGTTTGGAAATCTATCTGCTTTATCCTGTATTTCTGTATATTGGATCCATTTAGAATTATTTTGTTTTTTTGGGTCGGTGCTATCTGCGGTGATTCTTGTTACTTCTAATGTGAGGGGGTAAACGTAACTATCTGGAATATTAATAATGTAATCTCTTGTATAAGCGTTAGGAGTTTTCCCTTTTATGGTGTTGTCTATTGGAGTTTTTGAAGTTCCGTTTGCTTGTATAATTTTTATCTTATGTCTAACTGAAGTCCCTACTACATCGCCATCATCTTTAAATCGTTGCAGTGAATCAACTTGTAAAGTTACTCTAATTCTGTCAACTGTATTGTTGATTGTTCTACTTATTGATACTCCCGAAAAAAGTTTGTTTCCTACAGTAAATTCAGTCTCAGTGTCTTTAAAACCTTTAATTTTTGGCTGATCTGATGTTCCGAATCTTGCCTCAGTTTTTACATCTTGAAAATTTTTCTTATTGTCTGGGGCAGAACTGGGAGAGGATTGTTGTAATATTTGAGTGCCATTTAAAAAAATATCTTTTTCCAAAGTTCGATTATATTCAGCAGAACCTTTGTTTCCTGTGGCAGAGGGGAATCCTTCTATTTCGCCTTCACACAAAACATGAACTGAAAGCTGCCTTTGAATACTACCAAGTTGATCCTTTGGTAATTTTGAATCAGTTAACTTTGGATTGCTGGTAGGTATTGGCATTAGTCAGCAGTTCCCTCTATCTGGACAGTATCAACGCCATTTGACACAATAATACTCCCAACAAATCTCTCTCCATATACAACAGGCAATGCAACTCCACTACGACTAATATTAGAAATTCCATTAAAAGCAAAGTTGCTTGCTTGCATACCAGCGTTCAGTTCAACACCAGAATCATCAAATGAACCTGTGTCAACTGTTGGAGTTAAGAGTGAAGTAATACCATCTATTGCCAAACTCGTTAAAACTGTAGTTGCAATACTTCCAAGAACACCCGAAGCAGCTACGGCAGTCGCACCAGCAACTATCGCCCCACCTACAGCAGTGGCGGCAGCAACGGCAGTAGTAGCAACGGCAGTTACAGCAGCGGCACCAGCAGAAAATAAAGCAGTAGCAGCAGCGGCAATAAAACCAGACCCAGTAACAATAGGAATTATTGATATATCATCTTCTCCTCTAATATTTAATAAATCTTCAGAAATTTCTGTATTACCCATTTTTATTCTGTAGTGATGCTGATAAAAATGACTCTCAACTTGTGGAAAGTTTGCTAATAAAAATTTAAAAGCCTCTGCTGGAGTTGCAACATCAGCCATAAATGATGTTTGACCGATAAATTTTCTTAATTTTCCATAAAGTTTAATTTTTTTAAGAGTCATATCTAAAAACCTTTTTTGTTAGTTGTAGGTATTCTAAATCATATATCTCTCTACAACTTAGCTTACCTATAACATGATGTAAAATTGTTTGATCTCCAATATACAAAGCAACATGATTTAATTTTTGATATGCACCTTCCATCAACAAAACGTCATTTTCTTTTATATCTTCTGGTTCAACCTGTTTAAATCCAGATTCTAATAATACTTTTTCAAAATAAGGATTCTCTGCAAAGTCTTTTATTGTTTTTGGTCTTGGCCATTTTTTTATATCTATACTTAATTTTTCTTTGTAAAAGTCACAGATTAAAGACCAGCAATCTTGAACACCCCATGCCCATTGCCTTCCAATTAAATTATCAGGTTTCCAACCTGTAGGCTTGAAACTATGCCAGTTTTTCATTTGTAAGCTATAAATATGCCATTCAAGTCCACTAAATTCACAACCAGCTTTGTCAGTATCAGAGGGATTTGCAGACCCTTGTGGGTGTGAATGTACCAGACCAATAATTTCTCCTTGATCTTCGCAATCAGCATAATCTTCTGGATCTAAAATAAAATAATCAAAGTTTTGTTTTGATAAATTTCTACATGGCCAATATTTTTCCTCACCCTTGATAATTGCAACCAGACCGCATGACTCGTCAGGTTGTTCTGTTTCTGCGTGTTGTTCAGCTTCCAGTTTCCAATTCATGCGTTTCTAAATGTACCAACACCTCTAAAATCTTTTCTTGTGACTTGTCTTTTCGGTGCTTTAACACCTTGTAAATCAAGAGAAGATACACACTCAAATTGCACAACTTGTCTGTTTTCTGCAACTTTACGATCTATAAAAAATATTTCTTGCGGTAATTCATTACTATTTGGTGTCCCAAAAATGTTCACACCATCTGTGAAATTAACATTATCAAGACTGCTTGCAAGAACTCTACGTCTGATAAATTTAGCACCACCTAAATCGTTTTTACTTGAAACATTGTTTGTATCTTTTATCAAGCCTGAGACAAAACCAAACAAGTTTGAAATTGTAAGAGTAGGTCTTGGCATTGTACCAGACCCAGTAAATTCAAATCCCTCAGCTGTTATAGGAAATTTGTCATAAGCCTCACCTTGCCAAATAATTGAATTATTTAATTGATTTGAGCCAGCATGAAATAAAAAAACTTCGCTGGTTCCTTGTAATTCTGGATTTAATTCAAGTTTAAAAAGCTCAATAATTGAACTTGGAGTTAGAGTTTGCAGTTCGCTTGTTGGTATTGCCATTAGGCTGGTTCAAAGACTTGTAAAAAAGTTAAATTAATAATAGCCCTATTTAAACTAGGAATTGTTTTTTCTTTCTTTGTGCATATAAATCTGAGAGGAGCAGCTTCATCAGTAGGTTGATAATTAAAAGATTTCTGATCCAAGTCTCTGTCAGTCAAAAAAGAAAATATAACATCAGATTGTGTTTCAGAAACACTAAAAGTTAAGTCTAAAGTCATAGGCGATTGATTTTGTGGCAATCCAAAAAGTGATCTGTGTTGAAAGCCATCACCAAGAGCAACAACTTTTGCTTTAGTGTTAACTGATTTTCTTGAACCATAAATAGGTTTGATGTCTGGGAATGTCTCAGCCATTATCTTGCGAGTAATCCTCCACTACGTTTTTCTTTAACAAGCTGTTGTTGCACAGCCAGTGCGATAGCGGCTCCTAATTGTTCAGCACCAGCATCATTGCCAGAGACAGCAGAACCATTAGCATCTACAGATACATTAACAATATTTGTAGTATTGTCACCTCCGCCAAGTTTGTTATTAGGTGTTATAAATCCTCTGCTTGAACCCATTGTAAGAATCTCTGGGCCTTTTTCTCCAACAACAAATGACTTGTTAGCAGCCACTGGGCCACCACTTGCCTTGCCACCACCAAAAACTTTTCCTAAGAATCCACCAACCTTACCTCCTATACCAGAAACAGCTTGTTGTATTGCAACCTCAATTAATTTTCGTTTTAGTTTATTTAATACATTTATAGCAGCGTCAGCCAAACTTTGTGTTCCCATAACAGCATCAGTCAAATTATCAACTATGCCTTGTTCAATATCTTCACCTATCTGCGTAAATTTTTCTTTTAATTCTTCAGCAGCCTCTTTGTTTTTCTTTATTTGATCTTCTTGTTTTTTTAGTAATTCGTTTTGTTTAATTAAATCTTTTAATATTTTAGCTTCTGTCTCTCCAAACTTCTCTTCAATTTCACCGATTTTCTTTTTAAGATCAAATTCATTTCTTGCTTCATCTGATTTCATTTGAGCTTTTTTGATTGATTCTTCTAATTTTTCATTCTGTTCTTCAAGTGATTTTTTTTGTTTTTCAAAATCTTTTAAGAGACTTTTTCCTTTCGCTTTTTCTAGTGCTTTTTCTAGCTTTTTGATTAAGTCCTCTGCCTCTTTAATATCTTCAAGAGCGCCCTCTGCTAAAGCTTTAAAACCTTTTTCTTCAAATAATTCAAGTCTTTTTTTGAATAAATCTATACTTTCATTTGCCTTATTAATTTGTTCTTCAATATCTGCTACACTTCCTTTTTCTATAATTTTATTAAATTCTTGTTGTGCATTTTTTGCAGCCATTATGTTAGCTACAAGTTGACCTAAAGCAATAATGACCACACCAATGCCCAGTTTGGCAAGTGCAATTTTAAAACCTTTAGCAGCAATAGCCGCCTTTGTAAATCCACCAGCAGCAGCGAAAGATAATGTCGCACTAGCTCCTAATTGTCCGTTTGCAGCCGCAGCAGCAATACTCATAGTTGCTAAATTAGTTTTTAATGCCATAACTAAAGGCACTGTGAAAGCAATAGCCGCAGATAAAGCTTTAACAGCAAGAACAGCACCTGTAATTATTAGAGCTACTTGTCCAGCTTCACTATCAACAAAGTTTGTAAATGATTCAACTAAAGAAGCCGCTGCTACAGCAGCATCAGCCAGCACTGGTGTTAGTTTTGATCCTATAGTTAGCTGAAGTTCAAGTAATTCATTATTTAATTTTTTAAACTTTTCAGCGGGTGATTCATCAATAATTTCTTCAATTTGTTTTCCTAAACCCTCAGCAGATTTTGCTAAGGCTCTAATAATAATGTCAGATTTAAGTAAACCTTTTGAAGCGAAATCTTTTAACTTACCTGATGCAATACCTGTCTCATCAGAAATAGCTTTTAATAACTGTGGGACTTGTTCTGCAATACTTCTAAATTCATCACCCTGTAAACGTCCAGAGCCTAAACCTTGTGCCAACTGCGTAAAAGCTGCACTTGCTTCGGTAGCATTTAATCCAGCAATTTTTGCAATCGAATTAAATCCAAAAAATGTTTTCTCAATATCCTTAAGTTCAACACCTAGCGGCCTTAATCTTGCAAATATATCTGTTATTCCTTGTGTTGCCTCAACGATAGATAAATTAAACTTATCCTGTGCTTTTGTAACAAGGTTCTGAACTTGTGCAAACTCTCCAAATTCTGAAGTAAGAACTCTCATTCTTATTTGTAAAGCTTGAAAGTCTGCTGTAGTTTTTACTGTATTTCTTGCAAGTAATCCTATCCCTATTCCAGCTATGGCAGTTCTTAAGCCACCAAAAGACTTTTGTAATTGATTTGTTTGATTCTGAACACCCTGCAACGCTCTTGTAGCACTTCCAGCGTCAACTCTCAGTTTTACGACTGCCTCTGCCACAAATAAAAAAAACCTTTACTCTATATTACCTCTATTTGTGTTTTTGTCGTTGAGCTGCTTTTTTTTCTTCGTCATATTTGACTTCATAATAACCAGCCCAATAGATAAGCTCTGCCTGACTCATACCCATTCTGAGTTCTTGCACTGTCTTACCGAGTTCTGTTGCTAGGAAAAACTCAAACCTGAGCCAGTTATCCCCTCTTATTCTTTTTTTGCTGTGTCAATATCTATCTTAATATCATTTAAAAACAACTCAAGCTCATTCAATACATTTTCTGGTAGCTGTCTTTGCAATATCGGTGCATCTGACATATCAAAGGCTAAAGTCCCATCTTCTTTTTCTGCCATCTGACAAAGAAGTTGTGTTGATATAACTAAAGCATCTGCATCAGGGCCAGCCAACTGTTGTGCTTTTACTCTTGCGTATCTTGTAATCGGTTTGAAGTAAAGACTCATAATGACTTCATCTTTTGAGTTTTTTACGTCAAATTTTCTCCTTGTGACCATTTCATCTTGAAACGCCCCAAGCAGTATGTCTGCGGATCTTTGTGTTGCCATAAATAAATGCGAAGAATTTTACTTTTAGATTGCTGA